GGTGGAGTTGTTCCGGGCATAGTACTCGGTAATAGAGGCAATGCCGACTCCCTGCGGACCCTGAGGGCCAGTTTCTCCCTGATCTCCCTGGGGGCCCTGAATACCCTGCGGTCCTTGAGGCCCGGTTTCACCCTGTTCGCCTTGGGGCCCAGTGTCTCCAGTGTCGCCTTTAGGGCCCTGTTCGCCCTGTGGTCCCTGGCTTCCGGTCCTCCCCTGCATGGCGGCCATATATGTCTGGGTCGTCGTGCCATCCGTATAGGTGATCGTCGTCCTGGACCAGAGATACTGGCCGGCAGCTACGGACGGTATCGCGGATCCCCATCCTGTAGACGGAGCCGTCGTTCCGGAAGCGCTCGATGCGTATTCAACCGCAGTACCGGCAATGCCCTTTCCGTCAGCTCCCTGGATACAGGTGGCAGCTGTATAGGTCACACTGCCGTCGCCCTGGTACAGAGCGATCCGCTGCCACATGTATTTTCCTGCCTCGTGGGCAGGAGCTGCTTCGCTCCAGCCGCTCTCGGGGGCGGTCGTAGCAGAAGTGCTGAGGGCATACTCAGGAACAGCCCGGAGCAGATACCCGCCCAGGCACAGTTCATTGGTGGTAAGGTCCCAGTAGGTGGCGCCATCCCTCGATTCGATCCGGTCCACGTTGAGGAAGTCGATCCGGGCATAATTTGCAAACAGTCGCTTGACCTGCAGCATATCCAGCATCAGCTGCTGCACTGCCTTCCCGGTAGCGCCGAGGATAAAGCCCGCTTCTTCCGGTCCGGGAGCGACGACCTTTGTGCGCCATCCGCCATCGTACGTGTGGACGATAGACATGCAGGGGACTGTGATAGTGCCGCTGCCGCGCTCCACCTTCAGCGTATCTGCAGGCTCAAGCCGAGGATCGCCGAGCGCCAGATCTACAGAGGCAGGCCTGTATGTGAGCCCTCTCAGGTTTCCTGCCATCTGCGTGAACAACGCCTCTGTCATGTACTCGTCTGTCACTGAAACGTTGACATCGCCGGATTCATACGCGACTTCCGGAGTGACGGTTCCGTCGTCCTCTGTTGTCGACGGCGTGACTGTGACCTTTACGCCGTTGATTGTGAAATCATAATCGTTTGACGTGGGCAGATCCCGCATGACATCACCGTTTACTGTCTTTGTGATATCAGTGGTGTACTTTCTGATCACGACGCTGCCTGCAGCGGTCTCCGTTGCGAAGCCTCCAATCACGCCTGCCAGGACCCCCAGGGCCTCCCTGCATGTGAGACCGGTCATATCCTTTGTGATCACGCCACTCGTGCTGATCCCGGACGCAAAAGAGACCGGGACCCCCGTCTGGGAGGCCAATGCTGCAGCCACGTTCGCCAGAGACTGTACTGCAGGAGGCGTAAACGCTCCATCAAACTTTGCGCCGATCCTGCCCTGCGCGGTAAATGTGGTCTGATACTCGGACGTCTCCGGAGCGCCACAGGTGAAAAATCCAAGGGCAATGTAATCGTAGGCATTTCCGACCAATACGCCCGCATCAAGGCGCAGCTCCAGGCCCTGGAGTCTGGTGACCATTTCATCCAGAGTAACTTCGATGTAGCTGGTATAGACTGCGCCGACTTTGAAGGTCTGCTCTCCGCAGGATCCAAGATGCACAGTGACGCTTTTTACGCTGCCGCTGACATCTACGCTGTCGTTATAGAGCTTTACGTTAAAAGACCGGGAAGATTTTGCAATCTCCCCGGCAAATGCTGTACTGGCATTGATCATTGCATGGACCTCTTATTGCTGGATGATAGTGACGGAAGCTTCTTTCCGGTACGTTACCCCGCCGAATGTTCCCAGGATCGGTGCGACGATGTTTCCGCGGTAGGAAGTGATCGTCACTGCGGTTCCGTCAATGGTAAGAGTGAACGGGTGAAAGCCGGCAAGAATATTTGACCGGATCAGCTGGAGCTCAGCTTCCGTAAGAACGCCCCACTTAATCTCAAAGGTCTGCTTCTGGGCGACAACGTCTCCGATCATCTTTCCGGAAGTGGACCTTCCGGTATTGGATGACCAGATGATCTCATCTGTCGTAGCGATGTCTACCGGAGACGGCAGCGTCACTCCGTTTGCTTTGATAGATACCATTCTGCCTCCTTACGTCACGATCTCACAGCGGCCCGTGGCCTGCGTGTGGGCATTTATCAGGTTGACGATCCGCTTCCTGATGTCCTGTCCGTCCAGATAGATCGGCTGATCAGAGATCTCATTCAGAACTCTGAGGATATCCCTCAGCAGGGTGACTACATCTCTCATATCGCCGCCATCGGCCACTGCGGCCACTCGTGCAGCCATTGCCTCCAGGGAGGCTGTCTGACGGGCTGCATGGCTCTCAATGATCGCCAGATGAGGCGTGACACCGGCTGCGCTGAACGCGCCGGCTCTCGATATGACGCGGGCTACGCCGGATGCTACGGACGCTGCGATCTGGCTCTTGTTCAGGACCTCTGTGGCACCGTTTACGTTACCTACGATCTCCGCTCCGTCTTCTCCTGCTATAAAGGCAGTACCATGTGCCTCGGATGTGCCGCCGGCATACTTGGGCAGCTTCTTCCAGGTATCACCGGAGATCCTGCCGCCGTCCTTAAAGAACTTGATGCCGTTGCTTACGATTCCTCCATTGGCAAGGCCAAAGAACTTCTTGATGGAGCTCCAGCCGCTCTTAAAGAGGGATACGCCGACGCTCACCGTACCGCCGATCTTGCTCCTCACCCAGCTGGCGACATTGCTCCAGCCGTCCGTCTTCAGACCGATGGCCTTGCTGATCGCCTCTCCGAGATGGCCCTTGATCCAGCTGGCGACGCTGCTCCAGCTCTTGGACAGGCCGATCGCTTTATCTACTGCTCCGCCGATGTGGCTCTTCACCCAGTCAGCAACAGACCCGGACCAGTTCTTTGCGAGTCCGATCGCTTTGCTGATCGCGCCGCCGATATGATTGCTGACCCAGTCTTTGACCGTTCCCCAACCGTTCCTTGCGAGGTCCACGGCCTGCTTAACGACGCCGCCTATGCGCTCAGAGACCCATCCCGCTACGGAAGACCAGCCATCCTCCTTGAGCGCCACGGAGATATCCTGGACTACAGGCAGCTTACCGAGCCAGTCGATCAGATCCTGCACCTTCTCAATGACCCAGCCGACTGCGTCTACCAGTATTTCAAATACGCCCAGAATCGCATCCAGCGCAACCGACGCTTCCCCTACGGCCCATGCCATTTTTGTTCCGAAGATTAATACAACTTCGGACAGGACAGGCATCAGAAGACTGCTGATCCAGGAAACGATAGGCTTCAGGATCTTCTCCCAGAGCTTGTTGATCAGGCGCCCGACTCGTTCGATCATGGGCATGACCAGATTGACGATCACAGCTTCCCAGATCGCTTTCAGAAGACCGAGCGTGGGCTTCATGTATCTGTCATAACCCTCTTTGATCTTCTTGACGCATTCGTCCCAGGTATCCTTGATGGACTCTATCGTCGGCTTGATGTATCGGTTGTACCAGCCAACGAAGTACGCCTTGACCGACTCGAGAACCTTCCGGATCTTCGCGACTGCCTTCTTAATCTTCTCTGCCAGCCTGGACGAGGCTCCCGCGGTCTGATCGGCTGCAGCTTCGAAAGCGCTGGCATCCATGCCGGGGATCTCTCCACCGGCTGCGCCTCCACCACCGCCACCTCCGGCACCTCCCGCTCCTCCTGCGGCGCCTTTCTCGTCCTGCACCTTTGTGATCTGGTCGAAGCCTTCCAGAGTACGCTTGAGATCCTGGACAGCCTTTTTCGCTTTCTTTGCTGCTCCGGAAGTGGCTTTCCCGACACCTGTGACGCCGTTGATCGCGTCAGCACTGCTGCCGGTGATGTCTGACAGAGCACTTGTGACAGCTCCGCCCATCTCCTTGGCGCCTGCAGACGTGCCGAACAGGGCCTGCATGAAGTTCTTAAAGGCATTGGCCGCCTTTACCAGAACGCCCATAAAGCGGTTCAGCGCCTGGATGGCCGGTCCGAGGGCGGCAATCAGGCCCTGCCCGATAGCTGCCTTCAGGGATTCGAACTGAAGAGACAGCATCCTCGTCTGGTTTGCCCAGCCCGTTGACGTCCTGGAGAAGTCTCCGGATGCATCGTTCAGCTTGGCCAGAACGAACTGATACCGCAGGGAGACCTTTTCGGCCTCGGACATCTGGGATGTGACCTTACCGAAGCCATTTGCCATGGCAAAGGAGTCGAGCGCGTTCTGCGTCATCACGACGCCGAGGCTCTTCAGCCCTTCTGTTTCCCCTGTGAATACAGCTTTCAGCTTGTCAAAAGCCTCCTGCTGGTCCAGGTTATAAAAAGACGCCACATCGCCTGTGAGCTCTGTGAGCGCCTTGCTCATATCATAGACTTCCTGCTGACCGAATCCGAAAGCCTTGCCCATGGCGCCGAAGGTTCCCATGTACTGCTTGGCGACCTTCTCGGACATACCGATCGTAGTCGCCGCCTTTTGAGCGAACTCATCGACCGTTTTATTCATCTTGCCGAAAGTGACATCTACGACGTTCTGTACCTCTTCCAGGTCAGAGCCTGCCGCGATCGCCTCTTTCGCGAAGTTAAAGATCTTCTTTGCCGCGAAGGCCGCAGCCATGCCGGCGGCCAGCTTGGCGCCCATCTTTATGAGAGCCTTGCCGCCGGAGCCGAAAACAGATTTCAGCTTGGACAGAAAAGAGCCGCCAGCGTTGGATCCGGATTTTGCGAACTCGTTCGAGAGGCCTTTGCTGCCTTCCTTGACCTTGTCGCGCATTCCCTTGTTCAGGGATTCTCCGCCCTTTTTGCCGACCTCTTCGGCAGCTTTCTCAAGCTCAGGCGCCTGCTCCCTGATGGACTGACCCTCAATCTCGACGCCCAGCGATACCTTTCCGACTTCCATGTCAGCCATAGTCTTCACCTGCCTTCTATCAAAAAAGGCCGGTTGACTCAGCTGCTCTTCTGGCGCTCACTCTGCTCGTTGCCTTTGTTATGCTCGTATTTCAAAAGATGTCCGCATCTGGGGCATTTGATCTCGCCCTTTCCATACTCGATGAGCTGCAGTGTCCTGCCGCAGTTAGGGCATGTCTGCTTATGCATTCGTGCTCCCTTCTGCCATCGATAAAAAGGCCTGTTTCATGGATTCCAGGAAGGAATCCACCTCATTCTGTGGCATCTGTCTGGCTCTCCTGCTCCTCCAATCATTTCGGATCTTCCGCTGATCCTGACTGAAATTCTTCAGGACCTCCGGATCATCTTCGGACCGGATCGCGACGATCCTGCCGATCGGAGACTTGCTGTCCATTCCTTCCATGAACTGGGAAAACTCCTTCCACTTCATTCCGGACAGTTCTCTGGAAAGCCTTATCCCGTACTGGGACTGGAAGCTGGCCACGATCAGATTCCAGTCCTCATTAAGATCGTAGTACGGGTCTACTCTTCCCCCGGGTTTTCCTCATCCGGCTCAGTGCCGAATGCCATCTGCATCGCTGCAGACATGACTTCCAGCCAGTCACTGGCCTTCAGACGCAGCTTCCGAAGCTTCTTCCGGTCGGTCTCACTGAACAGCAGACTCTCGGCTTTGGCAGCCGCAGCGATCTCCCCGTTCGTGTTGACGATCTCCAGAAGCTCCAGAACGACTTCCGCATCGGACTTGACCGTCACCTCCACATCTCTGATCTGGAGCACCGGGTCCTGGTCAAATTTCAGCTTGTCTGTAATGTTGTACTTCATATTCGTGGCTCTCCCTTCTTACCTTAGGGGGTGACTGTGGGCTTGCCGTTCGAGAGGATCTCGAATTCCAGCGGGCCGACATTCGTGCTGTCGCCGCTGCCGATGTTGGTGACGTTGATCACCGCGTCCGCGAAATGCACGACCGTGCCGTCCGGGAACGTCCAGTCGACGTCCTTCTCCGCGTCCCTGCCGTTCTTATGCCACAGACCGGCGACACAGTCATTGCCGGTATCGCCGATGTTGCGCTTGCCGGAGACCGAGATCGTCACGCTCTTGGCAGTAAGCAGCCTGCGTGCCCACCCTTCATGCTCGAAGGGATGCCACTCCTCCACGCCATTGTCGAACGACACAGAGAAGCTCTCCATGTCGGCGATCGTGCTCATGGCCGCCGTCTCGCCGCTTGCGGCGGTATTGATCTTGAACTGGTTCTCGTAGCAGGGGAATACTCCGCTCGATACACTCATTGTGATTACCTCCTGTAATAAAGATTGAAATTGATGACGTACTCATAGACGCCATCTGCGTCAGTGCCGATACCGATCGGCTCCGACACAGTCATCTGCAGATACTGGATATGCTGGTTCCCTACATTCAGGTCTCTTACCTCTACCAGCTTGTCCCAGAGGGCCCGCACAGCAGTCTCTGCCGCGTTCTTATTACGCGTCCAGTGCAGGAGCAGGCTGACTCCCCGGACGTTGTAGGAGCTGTTCCGAAGACCGCCGAGCGCCATCACCGGACGTGTGCCGCCCGGTCTGTCATAGACTCCCAAGGACATCTCCTGCTTGTTGTCCAGCCGACCGATGTAATAGTGTTCGGCCACATCCATCGTCTTCAGCCAGTCTTTGATCTGTACCAGGGTCATAGGCCTGCCTCCCTTCTGAACAATGCTGCAAAGGTCTCTCCGGCAAAGCTCTCGTTCGCCCCGCCCTTCGCCCAATCGTTGAACCACCCTGCCTTTGCATTCGGGTTCTCGTCATGGCTGAAGCGATACTCCGGATGATAGTAAAGGCGGCGCGCATAAGGCGTGGAGGAGAC